CGGTTGTGACAGTTACGATATATCAGGAACAGTAGATGGAGAAGGATCAAAAGGAGCTTTACACGGACTAACTAGATTCAGCATGGAAGACGCTCCGGCTAATAGTTTCTTTTTAGAATACCTATCTAGACCGCCAACTGCTGAAATGTTTTTTGAAGATATGTTAATGGCAATAGTGTTTTATGGAATGCCAATACTATGTGAGAACAACAAACCTAGACTTCTTTATTATTTAAGAAGAAGAGGGTATAGAGGATTTAGTATGAACAGACCAGACAAAGTATGGAACAAGTTGTCTGTTGCAGAAAAAGAAGTTGGGGGAATACCTAATTCAAGCGAAGATATAAAACAAGCTCACGCAGCAGCTATCGAAATGTATATTCAAGATCATGTAGGTATAAAACAAGATGGAACGTTTGGAGATTTATATTTTAATACTTTACTAAATGATTGGTCAAGATTTGATATAAATAAAAGAACAAAGTTTGACGCATCAATAAGTTCTGGTTTAGCTATTATGGCTAACAATAGACATCTATACGCGCCAAACGCTAAAATAGAAAGACAAAAGTTAAATATAAGTATTTCTAAGTACGAAAATAAAGGTAATTTTTCAAAAATAATAGAATAATAAATATGCACGGATTTACTAAAAATTTTCCTAGTCAAGTTGTAAGCGATGTTGAAAAAATAAGTTATGAATATGGGTTAAAAGTAGCTAAAGCTATAGAACAAGAATGGTTTGGTATTGAAAGTAATACAAATAGATGGAGTTCTAATATTTCCGCTTTTCACGATTTAAGATTATATGCTAGAGGAGAGCAATCAATACAAAAATATAAAGATGAATTATCAATTAACGGTGATTTATCATACTTAAACTTAGATTGGAAACCTGTACCGATTATACCTAAATTTGTAGATATTCTAGTAAATGGAATGACACAGAGAAACTACGATATAAACGTTTATTCACAAGATCCATTTGGAGTAAGTAAACGTACTAAATACATGCAATCTATATTAAAAGACATGCGTAGTAAAGATCTTAATGATTATGCTTTAAGTGCTTTTAATGTTAATTTATATAGTAGTGATCCGGATGAATTACCAGAAACAGAAGAAGAACTTAAACTACACATGCAGCTTACCTATAAGCAAGGCATAGAGCTAGCTGAAGAGCAAGCATTAAACGTCTTATTAGACGGAAATAAATACGATCTAATTAGAAGACGTTTTTATTATGATTTAGCAACCATTGGTATTGGAGCTGTTAAATCAAATTTCAACACCTCGGAAGGTGTTACTATAGATTATGTTGATCCAGCTAATCTAGTGTACTCTCACACAGACTCTCCTACGTTTGACGATGTATATTATGTTGGTGAAGTAAAATCAATACCAATAAATGAATTAGTTAAACAATTCCCTTATTTAAATCATGATGAATTAGAAAAAATAGCTAAAAGTAGTAGTGGTACTCATGGTAATTATTATGGACACAATAGATCTCAGGAATCAGATAATAATAAAGTTGATATACTGTATTTCAATTATAAAACCTACATGAATGAGGTTTATAAAATGAAAAAGTCAAATACTGGTTCAGATAAAATGATCAAAAAAGATGATAGTTTTAATCCCCCATCAACACCTGATCATGATAGATACGAAAAAGTTGCTAGATCAATGGAATGTTTATACGAAGGAGCTTATATATTAGGTTCTGATAAATTAATTAAGTGGGAGAGAGCGTCTAATATGATGAGATCTAAAAGTGATTTTACTAAAGTTAAGATGAATTACTCTATTTGTGCTCCTAGAATGTATGAAGGTAGAATAGATTCTCTTGTTAATCGTATAACTGGGTTTGCTGATATGATTCAACTTACTCATTTAAAGATCCAACAAGTATTGGCAAGAGTAACCCCTGATGGTGTTTTCTTGGATATCGATGGATTAGCTGAGGTTGATTTAGGTAATGGAACTAATTACAATCCACAAGAAGCTTTAAATATGTTTTTCCAAACAGGTTCTATTATCGGTAGATCATTAACTTCTGAAGGGGATATGAATCCAGGTAAAATACCTATTCAAGAAATATCATCTGGCTCAGGTGGGCAAAAAATGCAGAGTTTAATAGGTACTTATAATTATTATCTACAAATGATAAGAGATACAACCGGATTAAACGAAGCTAGAGACGCTGGTAGTCCAGATGAAAGAGCTTTAGTTGGTGTACAAAAAATGGCGGCTGCTAATTCAAATACAGCAACTAGACATATATTAAACTCTGGATTGTTTTTAACTAGAGAAGTTTGTGAGTGCTTATCACTTAGAATATCTGATATATTAGAATACTCTCCAACTAGAGACGCTTTCGTACAACAGATAGGAGGACACAACGTCGCTACATTAGCTGAAGTTTCTGAGTTGCATTTGTATGATTTTGGAATATTTTTAGAAATATCTCCAGATGTAGAAGAAAAAGCTATGTTAGAAAATAATATCCAAGTAGCTTTAGCTCAACAAGGTATAGAACTAGAAGATGCTATTGATCTTAGAGAAATAAAAAACATTAAACTAGCTAATCAATTATTAAAAGTAAGAAGAAAAAAGAAAATAGCTAAAGATCAACAGATACAACAAGAGAACATGCAAGCGCAGGCACAGGCTAATATGCAGACGCAACAAGCGGCTGCTCAATCTGAAATGCAAAAAAACGAATCAATGGCCCAAACAACTATAGCTATTGAATCAAAGAAATTTGAATTTGACTCTCAAAAACTACAACAAGAAGCTGCTATCAAAAAAGAATTAATGGAATTAGAGTTCCAATTTAATATGCAATTAAAAGGAGTAGAGGTAGATGGACAAAAGGGTAAAGAGACAGAGAAGGAAGATCGTAAAGATAAAAGAACAAAAATACAAGCTTCACAACAAAGTGAACTTATAGATCAAAGAAATAACAACAAACCACCTAAAAACTTTGAATCATCAGGTAATGATGTACTAGGCGGTATTGATATGTCTGGATTTGGTCCAAGATAAAGAAACAAATTATTAACTATTATTATATTATATTATGGCAAAAAAGAAAAAAGAAAAGGTAGCTGAAGAGGCTCCAAAAGTCAACGAACCTAAGGGTGATGTTACAAAAGTACAAGAAAAAATGAAAATGAAACCTCAAGATGTAGGTAAAGAAACTATAACTAAGGTTGATTTAGATAAACCAATAGAAGAACCTAAGGTTGAAGAAACTCCAGCGGTTGAAGAAGTAACAGAACAACCCGTGGAAACCGTAGAAGAAACTACCGAAACTCCAATTTTAGAAGAGATAACAGACGAGGAGCAAGTTGAAGAAGTGGCGGAAACAGTGGAAGAAGCTCTTATTGAGGCACAAGAAACAGGGGTTGAATTACCAGAGAACATCCAAAAACTAATGAGTTTTATGGAAAACACTGGCGGAGATTTAAACGATTACGTAACTCTTAATCAAGATTATTCAGAACTAGATAACCACACTTTATTAAAAGAATACTATAAACAAACAAAACCACACTTATCAGAGGAAGAAGTAGATTTCGTTATGGAAGATAAATTTGCGTACGACGAAGATGTGGATGAAGATAGACAAATAAAAAGAAAAAAATTAGCAATGAAGGAGCAGGTTGCTCAAGCAAAGCTACACTTGGAAAGTGTAAAATCCAAATATTACGAAGACATCAAAATGGGTTCAAAGCTTACGAGTGAGCAACAGAACGCAATTGAAGGCTTCAATAGATACAACGAGGAATCAGAACAAGATTCGAAGTTACTAAAAGAACAACAAGGTGCTTTCGAAAAAGAGACAAGTAAGGTTTTTGACGAAAAATTCAAAGGTTTTGAATATGAAGTTGGAGACAAAAGATTTAGATTTAACGTGAATGATGTTGATGACGTAAAGGAAACTCAGAGTGACATTAACAACTTTATCAGAAAGTTTCTGAATAAAGATATGAGAATGGACAACGCTAAGGGTTATCATAAATCGTTATACACAGCTATGAACGCTGATAAGATTGCTAATCATTTTTACGAACAAGGTAAAGCTGATGCAATTAAAAACAGTGTTGCTAAATCTAAAAATGTTGATATGTCTCCTAGACAAACGTTTGGAGAAAGCGTTAATGCAAATGGCATTAAAGTTAGAGCTCTAAATAATGACAGTCCTGATTTCAAGTTTAAAATTAAAAATAAATAACAATTTAAAATTACAAAATTATGGCAATTACTGCAGGAGCTAGTTTGAATAGTGTTCCAGCTCCACAACAACAAACACTATCTACAAACTATTTCGATTTTACGTCTACAGCCGGAGAGGGTTGGGCGCAACAATTTTTACCAGATTTAATGGAGAAAGAAGCGGAGGTATTTGGTCCTAGGACTATATCTGGTTTCCTTTCACAAGTTGGAGCTGAAGAATCTATGAGTGCTGATCAAGTTGTTTGGTCAGAACAAGGTAGATTACACTTATCGTACAAATGTACAGTTACTCACACGACTGCTGGTACTGGTGCTGGTGCTGATGGTACTACAACTGGTTACGATACTATAACAATCACACAAGATATCGATGGAAACGCTATTGCTGGCGGAACACACGGTGTTAGGGTGAATGATACTATTATTATCTCTAATGCTAACGGCGTATTTAAAGCTTTAGTAACGGCTGTTATAGAGGCAACTAATGTTATTAGTGTCGCTGTTTACGGTATCGCTACTTTAGCTGTTACTGGTGTAGATAACGATACAACTATACTAGTTTATGGTTCTGAGTACGCTAAAGGTTCTAGTTACATGAACGCATTAGCTTCTGGATCAACTGATTCTAGAGGTGCTAATGAACCTCAATTCCAATCATTCACTAACAAACCAATCATTATTAAAGATTACTACGAAGTATCAGGTTCTGATACAGCTAGAATCGGTTGGGTTGAAGTTGCTTCTGAAGAAGGACAAAGTGGATATCTTTGGTACTTAAAAGCTGAAGCTGATACTAGAGCTCGTTTTAACGATTATTTAGAGATGGCAATGTTAGAAGGTGAACTAGGTGTTAGTGCTACAGATGAAACTGATTCTGCTGCTGCGTTAAGTCCTGGAGGAGTAGGTACAGCTTTAGGTGCAACTAACTTTTCTACTGGTACAGAAGGTCTATTCGCTGCTGTTGAATCAAGAGGTAATGTTACTACTGGTGTTACTGGTGTTAACGCTGCTACTGATTTAGCTGAATTTGACGCTATCTTAGCTGAGTTTGATAATCAAGGTGCAATTGAAGAAAACATGATGTTCGTTAACAGATCTACTTCGTTAGCAATGGATGACATGCTAGCTTCTATGAATTCTTACGGTGCTGGTGGTACTTCTTATGGAGTATTTAACAACTCTGAAGATATGGCATTGAACTTAGGTTTTTCTGGTTTCAGACGTGGATCTTACGATTTCTACAAATCTGATATGAGATACTTAAATGACAAAGCTACAAGAGGTGGTATTAACTCTAGAGCAACGAGCGCGGCTATCCGTGGAGTTATAGTTCCAGCTGGAGTATCTACTGTTTATGACCAATCTTTAGGAAAAAATCTTAAGAGACCATTTTTACACGTTAGATACAGATCTTCACAAACTGACAATAGAAAAATGAAGACTTGGGTTACTGGTTCTGTAGGAGCTACT